GTTGCTGACTGAGTCAGGCAATCCGGTGAGGTGTGCTTTCTTCAGCACGCGGGCCATGTCGCATACGGAGCTCCCGTCCCGGGTGTCATAGACACGCGCGAGGAACGAGACCTGCCGCGAGCCGGCATTGAACCGCTTCACCTTCACCTTCAGACCTGCTGTCGCATACGCCTTGATGACCTCGTCGGCCGTCGGCGTGTCCAACATGATCGAGTCGTCACCACTATGTCCTCCAAGCCTGTCATAGGAGTGCTCCCGTGTCTCTGTGGTAGAGAGGAGCTTGCGGCGCATGCGGTATGCATGCAACGCGCCGGAGAACGTGTTGAAAACAGTGGTGAGCCAAAGTCCTGACCCGAGCACGTAGCCCTGGCAGTACTTTCCGCCATTGGACTTCACGGTGCCAAAGAACGTCGCAGCCATGAGCTCGTGGACCATCGCGTGGTCGCACGGCTTGGTGACAGCCAGCACGTAACGCCGGAACATCTCGAGTTCCAGTGCTCCGTGGCTGGCGTCCATGTTGCTGACGTCTAGCTCCGTCTCAGTCTTGGCGTGGGCAAATGTCTTGACAATCCGGTCAGCTACCTCTCGGAAGTTGAGGCCTGAGAAGTTCCAGTGGTTAAACTTCATAGCTGCGGCAACCACGTAACCGACCCGGCTGGAGTGGAACTTGAAAGTCGACTCCTTCGGGATCGTGATGATGCGTGGTTTCGCGGTGGTCTCCGCGGGCTTGACAAATGCTCTGTAGTCCGTCTTGAGCTCCTCGGGCGGTGAGGCGTGAATGGGCTCGAGCAGCTGGGCCAATTGCGTTGGCCGGTGCTGTCGAATCATCACCTCTTCCGCAGTGTAGAGATCGCGACGGTAGTAGCCCTGTGATCTGACCTCGGATAGCGCAAACGAGAGAAAGTCTTCTCCGATGCGCATGTCGCGAGAGTCGGGCGTGGTTGTGTTCCTGTTGCGCTTCACTCGAATGTCAATGCCTGCGGCCATGTTGGTTGGCTCGACTGAGGGCACGTACGCCCCGCCGTCAATGAAGTGGTTCATGTACGGGCGGAGCGTGGGGACGAGTGGAGTGCAGCCTGGGTCGGGGCCCAGGCGGTAGACCAACATCGGAGAACCGTGTCGCATGAGGTAACTGACATGCATAATGTCGTCCGTCATGGCGCTCACGCAGCAGGCGACTTGGCCCGCTTCTTCCGATGTTATCTCAAGGCCGGCCCGTCTGAGGGCGTCCTTGACTGTTGTGCCTGATGGGATCTTGCCCACCTGGCGCACGATGCCGCGGACTGCAGAGACCTGATCATAGGTCAGCCGCCACGACACCCCGGTACCAAGTTCACCAATGGTGAAGTAGTTGCCTGTAGCGGCAACCACTTCCATGGCATGGTACTTGTTACCGGCAAAGCTGAGTTCCGTAGGCGCCAAGCGCCTCATGAGCTCGAACGCGGGCTGGGCCCGCAATCTGAACCCCGCCAGGATGGTGCGGAGTGATAACTCCGCGGCAGTGACCTGGCGTTCCGGAATGACGAGCACCATCGTCCGACCAGCCCCGACCGGCTTCTTCTCCACGCGCACCAAAAGGCGCTCAGGGAGGAGAAACGTAGTCATGAACTTGCCGGCAAACTTGATGATGGCCGCCATCAGCATGAAGTGTAAAAGTGAACCAACGTGCTTGAGGCAATTCCAGCCGAAACCTGTGGCCGTCCTGCATGGAACCAGCGTAGAGCTGAAGTCCCACCGGGGCCGGAAGAGGTTGCTGGTGACGTTGACATATGGCAGGGTGATGTTGTAATCTGCATCTGGCAGACCCCAATCCGCCCACGGGTGCCACTTGAACGTCCGAAGGTTCGCAGTGGGGTAGTGGAGGCCACCCCAGTGCTGAGCGCAGCCGCCCTTCCAAAAGGGCCACTTGCTCGGGCGCATGTACACACCCTCGTCCCAGAGCTCCGCGACTGCGAACAGCCACGCGCAAAGGGCGATGAGAGGGAGAAGGTCCAGAATTAGTCGCACCAAGCCTACGTAGCGAGACGCCTTGGGAACGATGAGTCTGTGCTCACCTCCCCAGTCCCACAACTTATGCTTGTAGATTGAGTCCGGTACCTTGTACTCCCACTCCTCGCCGCCGGCATAGCAGGTGTGCACATCGTCAGACGTGGCTGCTATGTCCTTAGGGTCGAGTGTGTAAATGAAAACTGGATGGCCACAGCCAAGCACATCGGCGATCTCATCGGCGTTGAGATGGTAGTCAACGTCAATGAGACCAACAATGGGATTGACTGGCAAGGTGTCGCGGCGGAAGTCATCATATGATATCAAATCCTTGACGTCGTGGAACCGGCGCTCTCCAGCGAGGCCAGAATTGACGTCTGCATTGGACATGGAAATCATGTATGGCGACATGCCATTAAACCCTGCAAAGGCTTCCAGGTGCTTTCGCGCGCTTGCTCGGCGCGCGGCGGCAATGTTGTGCGGATTGGTCCGCGCACGGTATGTTGTCATCTCAAAAGCTGCGTTCACAAAGGCGCGACGAAGCGCGGTGGACGCAGGAAAGCGGCGTGATGGGCGCCATGTCTCGAGTCCCTGAAGGAAATGTTCGAGCACACAAGCGCCGAGATGCGCCACCATCCAAAGGTCGACGGCCATGAGGATCAGACTAATCGCATGGGCCCAGCCTGGCATCACCACTGTCCCGTAGTACACGGATGTCCACATGGCGATCCTCATGATGAGGAAGGCCGCTGGTGGCAGCATCGAGTGCACCGTGGCAGGAGGTGAAAACCAGGGGGTGGGGGCATGTGAGAGGTGAGTCCGCATGCTGACGGGGGGGTTGGGGGTTGTCTTGAGACGAGGAGTGGTGCCTTCACACACGCGGGCACTGAGGTGCACTTCGCGTGTTGTTGTGAAGGAGAGTCGGAGAAACGACCTGCTCTGCAGGCGGGTTTCCCGACTCGTGCAACCACCAAATGTGGGATGCACACCACTCGTGTTCTGAAAGCGCTGGGACTGTTCAGACAGGGGGGGGAACGCGGGGCCAGGGGAGCGACTTCTG